GGTAGGTGAAGGCGTCCGGGTAGCCATCGGTGGTGATGGTCTCGGTCTCGCCACAGTAGGGGCAATCCACCTGATCGGAGTTCAGCGCGCCGATTACGGCTTTGATGTCGTCCAGTTTCATTCCACGACGCCCCCCTTCACCGCGTGGTGCAGATCGACCTTGATAATGATCATGGAGCCTCCGTGAATGTTCCGTGAATTGTCCATGAATGTGAACGTAGGTTCACTCCCCACCCCACATGAAGGGGTCGTCGTAGTCTATCACCAGATTGCGATACCATGCGGGCTGATGCTCTACGGCCTTGCCCTCCATGTCCACCATTTCTATGTCCCGGACTTGCTGTGCCAGTTCCATCCGTTCTAGGTGGTTGGTCCGGTTCCTGTTCTTCTTCGAGGCCCCCTTGCCTTTGTGAATACAATCGGCGTTCTCCCCCACCAGACATACCGGACAGGGCACCCCCCGGATGCCGTCCTTTGTCAGAGGCTTTGATAAATCCCCGGTCATTCGTCGCCCCATTCCCGGAGTGAGGCTTCCGCCAGCTTGTCGGCCTGATTTGCCCTCATCTTGCAGGCGGTCCCGGCAGTTGGCCGGGCGGGTGTCTTTGGTCGTCACGCGATGGCCTCCATTAGTTCGGCGTATCCCTCGTGATTGAGGCAGGCGCAGATCACCGCCTTGGTCGGCTTGGCTATGGTCACCTTGAACAGTTCCGGTCGGTCGTTCTTGGGGAAGGCTTGGGCGCGGGCAGAACACGCCTTGCGGAAGGAAGGGAAGGCTTGGATGCCGGAAGGGGCGTCGTCGTCAAAGTAGAGATAAACGATCATTTTGACCTCGGATTTGGGGTGTGAAACTATTAATTCACTGGCGTTTTTTGGGGTCACTTTTGTCCTTTGAGCCACCCTAAATAAGCAGTGAATTTGCGTTCACTAGGTAATTTCTCGCCCATGCCTTGGCCCATCCGGTGCATAGCATCCAGAAGGGCGAGCCGCGCCGCGTAGTTCATATCGGCCCGCCGGTCGGCTTTCTCGGCATTGTATTCCGCCAGTGTCTTTTTCTTGGAAGGCATGGTCATGATCCTTTCAGGTGGCAGGCCGGGACTTCACCAGCGGCGACGGCATCAGCATAGTATTCGGCCTTGATCCCTCCGAGCCACCCGGTAGGACTTTCCTTGAGCCATGGGCATTCCCGGCACTGTGTCTTGTGATCCAGCTTCATGTGCATCGGTCCTTGTCTTTGCAGGCGTCGGCCACGCCCCGGCGCTTCTTGTCGTCTTGGAACGCGCCGCATAGATACATCCAGCGCAAGTGTTCGTGGAACCACGTGTCGCTACCATAGTAGCCCGGATTGATCAGGGCCTCGACCATGGTTCCCACGGTGGTGTGGTGGGTGCAGTCCGGGTTCTGGGGGGGTCCAAGGATCACTTCCTGCCCCTTGTAGGCTTTCAGGCTGGCCTCATCGTTGTAGCGCATCCCAAGGACAAAGCCATTCAGGGCACCGGCGAGTAGGGAGGCCCCGGCCACCCACAGGGGCAGCGGGCCTCTCACCATCTTTGCAGGGGCGCGAAGCCCCACCCCATATTGACCACCCATTGCTTCTTGGCCTTGTTCCAGTTCGCCCACATGAAGGCTTTCATGTAGCCCTTCGGCTGTCCCGGCCCGTTGTCAGCTTCGAGCATCCGCTTGCGCAGTTCGGGGTACATACCCTCATAGACGCGACGCTTGGCCTTGTCATAGATCAGCACCTTGGGGTTCTTGGGGTCCACCCATATTTCGCCGGTCTCGTTGGCACGTTGAATATCTATGGGGAGTTGTATTTTGACGAGTGCGGCCATGTCAGTGATACCTATGTCCTATTTTGACGATGCGCAGTTCCAGCCCTAGAGGGGGTAGCAGGGCGAACAATGTCTCCCACCGGGGCCATAGGGTATAGCCGCCGCGAAGCTGATACAGACAGCGTTCGCTTCGGCCTATATCTAGGGCAAGTTTCTTGAGGTCGCCGTAGTCATACAAGGCATCACGGACCTGATCCATGACCTCGGCGCGGAAGGTGTCATTCTTGCGCAAGCCCTCAGTGACGAGGCGCACCTTGTTGTCCACCAGCGGGGTGTATTCTGGGAGTTTGTGATTAAGCATGGGGGGCTTTCATATAGGTTCCAAGGCCCCCATACTCCGCCACACCGTGGCGTTTGTCAACCGCTTTCTGTTCCGTAAGGCCCCTGAGAATACAGTATCTCGGTGAACTCATGTTCCTTTGAATTGTGGGGCTTTAACTGGCATCGGGTTTCCTCAGATATGAAAAGCCCCCGGCGCGGTGATACTGCACTATGTAGCGTTGCGGGTCAGGGAGGGTAGCTAGGAACCGGCGCACGGCCTTGATCGGATCGCCCCCGGAAGGCTCGACGCCGGGCACCACCAGAACCCCCACGTGCTTCTTGACGTTATAGGCTCGGGCCTGAATGAACAAGGTGGCCGGGTAGGTGGGGGTGAGTTCGTGCTTCACCCGGCGGTTCCAGTAGGCGGGACAGGACACAGCGTCTCAGAGGTCAGGGACGAAGGAGGCCGCTATCTGAGTTCTGATCCCTTCCATGGGGGCGGCACGGCACCGCTCTTGCAGAACCCGGCCATAGTCGTCCTCATAGCGCGTGATGTCGTCCTCGGCACATAGGGAGCCATATTGGACTTCAATCAGTGTGAGGGGCTGTTCTCCGGCGCACGCGATGCGGTGGATTTCTCCGTATCCCACGTGAAGGGTCTGGCCTTCCAGAGCAGAGAAGTTCTTGCCGTTTATCGTCGCCAGCATAACCCCAGAAACCACAGTCCAGATTTCCCGGCGGTATCTGTGGCTCTGCAAGGACGTGCGGTGTCCGGGATGGACAGTGATGGTCTTGACCGCGTGGCGCTGCCCCGCCACCACGGTGGAGAAGCGCCCCCATGGGCGCTCTCCGTCGCTCTCAGCCTGCATGATCAGATACCAGTGCCTTGACGTGATCTTCGGCGGCTTTCAGGACCAGCTTGCGGACGCGCTCGGCGCGCTTGTCCTCGTCTTTGATCCGGCTGGTGTGGAGGGGGATCGCGACCTCGACTTCAACCGAGGGTAGCCCGTCCAGTTCAATCTGGTGAACCTCGCGGGTATTGCCGTCTACCTCTCGGCGGGCGATCATCTTGGTTCCCATGATCTTGGTCATTTCTTCTTGCCCCCCTTGCCGTAGCCTTTTCCCTTCATCTTGCCCATGGTGCAGCCCCCTTTCAGGTTGCGAGTTGGTGATGGGCAGGACGATAGGCCATACCGGGCAATCTGACAAGGAAAAGCCCACCGGTGGGTCGTACCCGGCGGGCTTGCGGCGGTGGCCGTTAGTGGTGGAACCCCCCCGCCGCCGGGGTATTCTATCAGATCAGGTTGAAGCGGCGTGCAGCAGCCACGGCATCCTTGCCGGAGTTGCCGAACTTCCACCACTTGCCGTTCGCTACCTTGACGCAGCGCAGGCCACCCACAGCAATGGCTACCGCTATGTATTCTTCGCCGTTGTGGGTGAAGGGCTTGCCGCATACTTCGCTGGAACCGTCGAAGCGGTCGGCGTTTGCGACGACTGCCTTCATGGCGGTTTCGATTGCCATGGCGCGGCGATCAGCGGCTTTCATGGCGGTGTAGTCGGAGGGGGCCTTGCCGTGCTTTTCCTCGAACTTGCGGCCCAGCAAGGCGGGGTTCACTTCCCAATCCTTGGCAATCTCGGCCACCAGCGTGGGGGTGAAACCATCTTCCACGATGCAGTCGCGAAGGTCGTTCAGGGCGGCGTTCAGGTCGGGCATGTCAGGCTCCAAGGTCGGTGTTCGTTGGTGTGTATCCTAGATACCCGCCCCCGATGCGTTTGTCAACACCTAAGTGAACGCAAGTTCACAAAAGGTGAGGGCCGCACATTTCCCTACGTGCGGCCCTCGGTGTGATGAGCGGGAATTGAACCCGCATTCGACAGCCCCTGAAACTGTTGCCTTACCAATTGGCAACCATCATTTTCGGCGTGCTTGAAGTTTCAGATCAGTGTCCGTCTTTACTCTAATCGCTCGACGCTCTGACCACTGAGCTACCCGCGCATAGTTGGGTTGATGTTTTGGAGCGCGGAGGCGGATTTGAACCGCCGACCTTCGAGTTGCTTGTATCTGGACCTGTTCCTCATACCTCCTTCTGCCTTAACTCTGAGGGGCAATAATCTGGGTGCAGCATTCCCGATCAGATCGGGCGCTTGCATCATTCGTCAGTCTGACACTGCCTCTAAGTCTGTTCCCTATGGAACCTCTTTAGCCGTGGATCATGTAGTCAAACATGCTCTTGGCAATCTCTCGTTTCTCGACCTCGACGGTGTTGGCCCGCTGGCGTGCGGCCTTCACGGCGGCGATCAGCTTGTCCACCCGGCCCAGCATCTTGGACTTGGCGAGTGGGGTCAGCATGGTAGAGCGGTGCACGGTCTCGATCTTGGCCACCGGGATGTCCTCGGTCCACTTCTCGATCTGTGCCGGGTGCTTGTCGGTCGCGTCATACAGCACCTTGTGCTTCATGGTTTTCTCGCCACGGAAGTTCACCGCCGGGGCAGACACGAACGTGTACTCAGCCGTGGTATCCTCGGTCCACGCCATTTCGGGGGCTAGGATGGGGATGGACAGCACCACTTCGCGCAGTTCCTTGAGCCGGGTCTCCATGCCCAGCAAGAAGGTGGCGGGCACGTCAGAGGCCAGCACAGTGCCGTTCAGGACGATGTCGGCGCGGGCGTTGCCGTTGGTGGTTTCCAGTTCGAGCAGCGCGTCCCAATACTTGCCCACGACGCGGGAGGTATGGTCCAGCTTGTCGGCCACGGTGGTGACCACTTCCTTGGTCTCCGAGACGTTCTCGGCGGACCGGCTCTCGTCAAAGAAACGTATTGTACGGGTCTGGCCCTTGAAGTGGTCCGCGCGCTTGGCGAACGTGTCGCGGCTTTCCTTGATGATCGCGGTGGCGGCATTGGATCGGTCACCGATCACCGCCAATAATTCGTGCATCTTTGCCATTCTAAATCTCCATCTGAATGCGGGGATAGGGGTAGGTAAAGGCACCCCCTATAGTTTGTCAACCGCCTAATTCATGCCCCCCAGCTTTTTATCAACCGGCCCCAGATCAGCGCCGGGGATGTCCCACTTGGACACCAGTTCCTTCATGGCGTCCCGGATGCTGTCACGCTCGGCGTTGGAGCAATACTGCACCCGGCCCCCGTGGAACACGAGCAGGGCGAAGTGCACATCGTCCTCTTTGCCCGCCGCCTTGGTCAGTTCTTTTTCCAGCATACGCCCGATGCGTTGAAGCCGGTTCGATATGCGGGCGTTGGCCTGATACTCGGCGTGGTTCTCATTCGGGATCAGTTCGGGGGGAACCTTGGGTCTCATCATGTCCTCCAATAGTCGGCAAAGTATTGCCAAGAGCCGCGATACATGCGGCGGAACAGGGCGGAGTTTCGGAACCCTCCCATGGCATACCAATCCCGTTTGGTCACCCGTGCCACGCCCGGCCTCATTGACCACCCTTCTGGTAGTTCTGGTGGAAGGTGTAGCCTTGGCGGCTCATGTCCTCAGCGACGGACAGCGAGAACACGGCCATGTCTCCGGCGTGGTTCAGGGCGTACCTGATAGCTTGGGCCTGTGAGGCGGGCATACCGCCTACCTCACAGGTGCGGAGATAGCGGGCCATGCCACGCTCTACCGCATCATCAATCCACGTCCGCATCAGCGAGACGGGGGAAGATCAGTGCCGCCGGTAGTGGCCAGCTTGGGGGCATACTCGACACGCTTGACCACTCCGGCTTCCACGATGTCCAGCATATCAATGTCCACCCACATGCCGGGGTGGGTCTTGTTGTCCTTGTCCACGCCCGGCTCAAGGAACATGCGGTCGCACCCGGTAAGGTGTTGGGCATGGGATATGACAATGCCGACGAAGCCGCTGATACGGTCCTTCACCCGGTCGCCCAGCTTGGGGGTGCTGTTGCTCATGTTCCCACCTTCTTGAAGTCGTTTTCGTCCAGCGTGTCGGGATCGACTTCCTCACACGTCACCAGCATGGCGCGGCCACCGGGGGAGATTGCGACGAACTGCGAGCCGTCCTCTGCATCACGCATCATGTGGACCTTGGCCCCCTTGTGCAGATCGGACTTGCCGAAGCGCGGGGCCTTCTGGCGAGTGTCGCCCTTGAGGTCCAGTTCGGCTTGCGGCGAGTGGATGCAGCATTTGCGCGCAAGATACTGTGTGAACATCCCGACGTCTGTATTAGCATTGCGTAACTTGGGCATGTCAATCTCCTATAAACCCGTGTTCAACTTCTGCCTGTTTTCTGGCAGCTATAGCGTCCTCAAGAGTGGCAAAGTCCCCTTTCCCCGCGCGCCGCCCGGTTTTCCAGAACAGCTTCCCGGTCTTCGGATCATACCAAAGGAGGGTTCGCAGCCCGTCAGGTGTAAGGTGCTTATCCATCGGTCTCTCCTGTTGCCTTGGGGTTGCAGTTTCGGAACACATAGTTGGTCAGGGTCTCGCCCCGTACAATTCCACCCACCAGCGTTCGCCGGGGGAAGCCAAGCATCACGTGCAAACGGAATTCATCGCTCGACATATTGGCCATGGAGAACCCGGCGTCCAGATAGATGCGCTGTCCGGTGGAGCGGTGGATCGCGTAGTGGTCATACATATAGGTGTCGCCATCGTCGTCGCGCTCAAAGTCGTAGCGCCACGGGCCGGGCGTCTCAAGGAAGCCTTGCTCGACCAGCGCCTCGTCGCGGGCAATGACCCACGCCCCTATGTCGGGGATGTCCTCGGCTTGTTCCAAGGTCATGCGGAACAGGTAGCCCGTGCGAGGCCCGTTGAAGGACACATAGGCAAACTCGGCATCATGGCGCGTGGGGGCTGGGGAAGGTATGCCTTGGGCCGATGCGGCGTGGCGCAAGGCGGCGATGCGGGGGCCGTTGGCCTGCATGGCCTCAGTGGTCTTGGGCGGGTAGCCGGGGATGTAGAACATGGATGGTCTCCAAGGTGTGGTCAGGCTTAGAATACCGCCCTTAAACAGTTTGTCAACCCTAGTCTTTCTCGATCAGGAAGGGCTTGTCCTCGGTGACCACCAGCCTGACGTGCTTCCGGTCCTTCCCGGTCTCCACGGCCAAGCGCCCGAATTGGTCCCGGTATAGGTCGCCGTCTCGGTGCAGGCGCGCGATGTCCACGCCCTTGGCGGAGGTTGCACCCTTCTCATAGATGCGAACGTAGCCGCCTTTGGCTTGGACATATAAGCCCCCATCCGGCCCCTCGAACACGTCCACGGGCTTGAACACTCCGCCTTGGACTATCAGGGCTTGGTCGGTGTCGATCTTCTTGAACATGGAGGTCTCCGGGTGTGGTAGGGTCGCCCTAGATTACTGCCCCGGCGGGGTTTGTCAACTCATACGGGCTTCGGTCAGGTCGTCCAGAGAATACACGAATTTGTCCTCGTGCCCCGGCTCCACCTTTATCACACTTTCCGGGTCGTCCAGAACCTCGTAGCCCACGTCCACGCCTTCCAGAACCTCGCCTTGTTCCTCTTGCATGACCACCCGGATCACCGTGACTTCTTCTCCGTCTATGGTTTGTTTCGACCTACCGATCACGCGGAACTGCGAGCCACGGGGCAGGAGCATTTCGCCCTCGGCAGGGATCAGAGAGGCTTGGTAGATGGGCAGGATTTTCTGCCCGGTGCCCACCTGCACCTGCATCACAGTCTTGCCGGTGCCCGCGAAGTCCGCCGCCACTTCCGGGCGTAGGGACGTGGACACGAACGCATCGTCTTGGAACACCTTGCCCACGTCCATGCGGTCAGCCTCAGCCGCCTTCACGCCCCGATACACGTAGGTCACGTCCGGGGCGCGGGAGCGGTCCAGCAAGGCGTCAAGCGTTTGCGTGGCCTCTAACATATAGAGTTCATCGGTGCCGTGCAGCGAGGGCTTGGTCAGGTCTTTGGCCGAAGGCTTGGGCAGGGAGGGCGTCTCATACAGGTTGTATAGCGGTTGGTTCTTTCGCAGACGCCGGTTCAGTTCGTTGAACAGGTTGCCCGTGTAGATCGACGCATAATAGATAGCCTTCGCCGTGGTCTCAGGGTCGGACTTGAGCGCCAGTTGGAACAGGTCGCTCGCCGCCGCTTGCCAGATGGTTTCGGCCTCCCGGTCATACTGAGGCTCTACCGCCCGCTGGTGCCGCCCCACGTCCCGGATTGTCTCCGGGAAGTTGGACCAGTCCACCGGGTCGTATTCCTTCTCGGTGCTGATCAGCGTGACCACGGTTCGGCACAGGAAGTGGAACGGCGGGGTGTCATGGCCCCGCGCTTGCAGTTCCTCGTTTGACAGCCCGGCGATGTCGTCCAGTTCGGGGAAGGGTGCAAGTGTCTTTATTTGGGCAGGCTCCGAGGTCGATAGGATAGTCCCGGTTTTCGTATAGGCTTCCTCGACCGAGAACTCGCGTCCGTCCATTTCACGGCATATGTCCGTGGTTCGGCTGTCCACGATTGCATCAATCCGGTAGCGTGCGATGCCGCGCGCCCGTGCCTCATAATACATTCCGTAAGCAGCAACACGAGTTCCCACGACATTGGCAGAGGTATCCACCACCCGAACAATCTCTCCGCGAAGGTAGCGGTTGATGTCGTTGGCCAGCTTGTCGGGATCGATGGGATCGGCTTTCTGAAACCGGGATGCAGCAGTGATGCGTTCATCTAGCTTCCTTCTGGTATCGCGGGTGAGAACGTGGGCGGACATGCGCTGTAGCAGGCGGACAGCGCCTTCATCGGTTTCCCATGGGTAGGGCGCTCCGTTGGCCAGAACGCTTGTCTGGGGCTTGTCTACCGCGCCAGCGCCCAAGAGCATGGTGGACCGGGTGAACTTGCGCATGGTCTTGTCAGTCTTGGCCAGCGCGGCGGTGAAGTCCAGTTCCCGCACGCCGTCGCGCGCATCCTGAAAGCGCCCGGCCTTGATGTCCTCAGCGATAGCCCGTACCTTGGGGCCTATCACGCGCATGGCGGACCGGGTGACGGATGCGCTTAGATCATCGGTTAGGGTCCGGACCCCCTCGCTCATGTCCTTGGGTTTGATGGGGCGCATGTCAGCCTTTTTCGTCCCAGCCGTGTTCATCGTGCCAGTAGTCAGGGGGTGTAGCCGGGGTGGCGCAATCAGAGGCGTGCCCATCCTCCGGGATTTCTTCGACCTTGGTCGGCGGGGGCAGGCCCCGGTTCTTGCGCCGGATCAGCTTGACTATGGTTCGGCCCGGAACCTCGTCGGCTTTCAGTTTGTTCTTCACGGCGGTGGTAACCACGGCATGTTCGCCGGGCTTGCCGGGGGCGTGAAGGTGGGGGCTGGACCCGGCCCGGCGCAGGGCATCCCGAAGTTCAATCGTGCCATCTGCGAACACGCGCCACCGCTTGGAACGGCCCGCGCCGGGCAGGGGGTTATTGTCAATGTAAAGCATGGTCTGTCTCCCGTTGCGCGGCTTGGAACGCCGCCATTGCATAGCCCGCCGCCACGTCCGCCATGGCCGCATCAGTCAGGAAGGTGGAGTTGTAGAGGACAGGGGCGAGCGCCTTGTTGACACGCTCCTGCTCATCCAAGGACAGATCATCGTATTCCGTCCGCAAGGCCATCAGAGTGCGCAGGCTCTCGGCATCGCTCAGATCGTCATATTCCCGCACGGACCGGGCGATGCGCGCGGCCATGAGCGCCACGCGGTTGTTCACCGCCTCCGGGGGGTTGGGTGCCGCCTGTTGCTCTGTATCGCCTTGAGGGGCCGCGTCAGCGTTGGCCGGGGGGTTGGTAGGGGGTTGGCCGGGGGTTGCACCCTCTTGCCCGGCCACGGTGCCCCCGATCACATCTTCCTCAAAGTCCTCGGAGACTTCCACTTCCAGATCAGCGATGCGGCTGATGTCCTTTACCAGATCGGCAATGCCCACGCCTCGCATGGTGGACAGCATTTGCAGGGCACGGAGTTGTAGGTTCACGTCTTGGACGGATAGGGGCTTGGAGGCCAGTTCCCACAGGTTGGACGGGTCGATTTCCCGCATGATCGTCATGTTCATGCGTTCATCTTCTTCCTCGCGCTCGGGGGCGAACACCTGAGCCTCGGCCACCACGTAGGAGGCGTGAGCGGTGTTGCCTTGAACAGCCACATGCCCGTTTCGCCGGGTTACGAACACGCCAGTAGGGACAGTGAAACACCAGACCTCTCCGGTGTAGTCCACTCGCTCATGTCCGCGTGCGGTTTGAGTGCGGCCTTCTGCGCCACGCGAACCACCCATACCGATGAAAACCCGATAGCCCGGACGCACCCCCATAGTTCCCGGCGTAGCATCCGCCACGCGAGTATGATACCCCAGTTTAAGAGCCAATTCCTGCACATCGTCGGCAAGGCTTTTTGACGTGGTGTAGTAAGACCCAGAAGTGCGGCCTTCCCGCGTATCCCAACTTCCGTCGCCCGCCATGAGCGCATCGAATAGGATACGCAAACACCCACGAGATGACGCCAAAAGGGAGCGCGGTATACGCTTTTGCCACCCGACCATGCCCATTTTGTCTTTGAACCAACTGTAGATTGACCAGTCGTAGACATAGGCTGTCACCACCCCTTCTTCGGTCTTGGGCCACCACACAGTTACATCCTGAGCTTCAAGCCGCAAAAGAAGGGCCTTGATAGAAGACCAGCCCCGGTCAACGTGCTGCGTCAAACTGATCGCCCCGCCTTGTTTGAGAACATGCCCTTCGGAAATTATCCAGCCCGCCAGTTCATACAGGTCAGTAGTGTCAAGTGTAGGAGGGTAGTCCTCTTGCAAGGCCGTAGACCCCCTTCCAGCTATAGGTGCGGGAACATGTGGGAACGTGAACGTGAATGTGCTATGTGCCACCCCTACCTTGTATTCCGGGATACGCCGCACAAAAGAAGGACGTGAACAGGTTGCCAGCATAGTCTCCACAGGTTCCGTGCAGACATCCCCATACTGTGTTTCATAATGCATCCGGTGCTTAGGCGTCACCATGATGTCCATTAGGGTGCTTTTGAAGTGGTACATAGGGACGTCAGTCACGTCATAGACCTGCACCCCATGATCCGGCTCATGGTATTCCAAAGCCTTGGCTTTCGGGTTGTAACAGGCCACCTTCATACCGGGCTTGAATTGATCGTGAGTGATCCACCCCTGATCGGTAAGGGCCTCCGTTTCGGCATCATAGCACGCGAAGTTGTAGCTGTCGGCCATGCCCAGAAAGATGCCCGGCAGGCGGAAGGACCGGCGGACGCGCTGTTCGTTCTTCTCGTCATAGACCTCGAACGTGCTGTCGGCCTCCTGTGATCCGAACCGCTCCACGGTCACGCTGGCGGGGCGCTCATTCTCAAGGTTGCCAGATGACGGAACCTCCACGGCCACGCCGCGCTGTTTCGTCTTGGAGCCGCCCGTCAGATAGTCATTGATCGCCTTGGCCACCGGCTCCGATACCATGCCGCCCGTGATGAACACCATCACCGGAGGGACGCCGCCACTCTGGAAATAGGCGAGGTTGTGTTCCTCAGCCATCCGGCTCCCCAGCACGGACGGAAGCTGCGTGATCCATCGCGGCATCCCGTAGGGCGACTTCACGTCCTCAATATCCTTGTCATGGATCACTTCATGGGCGCGCTTGTTGGCGGGCAGGGTTTGGCCGTCCGGTGCCCACTCCCCGGTCACCCGGTTTAGGTCGCGCTGCGAGCCATATTCCTTGTAGTAGACCAGCTTGGTTCCGATCTTCTGGACGTAACGGCGCTCGGCGCGGAGGGTGGTCAGTTCCACGTCCTTACCGGCCCGGCGCATCTTGACCGTTACTTCGGTGGGTTCGTCCAGCTTGATCAGGCGCATCGACTTGGCGGGGGCGCGGCGAATGAACGCGAGTTCACCGAGGGCGTTGCGTTCCAGCACCATGTAGGAGTTGCCTGTCCGGTGCAGGTCGCGGCGAAGTTCCTTGCGTGTGCGCTGGAACGACTTGCGCGGGTAGACCTCTTTCAGAAAGTCCAGCAAGCCTTCGCGCTCTGACTTGTCCTCGTCGGTCAGATCAGCCTCGGTCTTGTCCCGGTTGACCAGCGTGTAGCCGGTGCAGGAGATATTGGTCACCATGGCTTCGATGCAGGGTTCCAAGGCGTTGTTCTCGGACACCAGCCGCTCAAGGCGTTCGGGGGCTATGGGGGGCGCGAGCAGGGAGGGCCCGGCGTGAATGCGCAGATAGTCCCGGAAGAACTGGTCCTCACTGTCGAGCAGCGTGGCGTCCACTTCGCCACCGAGGGCAATGTCCTTTTTCAGCTTCTCCGCGTGTTCCTTGGTGGCCCCACGCGCTTCCAGCGTGTTGGCCAGTTCTTCGGTGGACAGGCCAGTTAGTGCGTTCAGGATCAGCGCGCCGTAGCCATTGCGTCCGCCGTTAGGATTGGCGAAAATGTTCTGGCCTTGACCGGCGATCACGCGGCCCTCTTTTGTTTTGTCGTCAGCCATACCGGTGCCCCTTGCTCGGATTGCGGCGATCCTACGCGACCTCTGCCAATTCAGCAAGGTTCAAGCCTACCTCCGCATCGGTGGTGAACTTGAGTTCGGGCTTCCAGCCGAATGACTTCTCGAAGGGCAAGTCCTCCATCACCTGCCCGGAGTAGAGCAGCGCGTCGTCCACCTCGTCCTCCGGCACATACCACAGCCCTTGGTCGTGGATTTGTCCACAGGGTGTCAGAAGGGCCGGGCGTTCTTCTTCGATTATAGCCATGGACCACCACATCATGTCCACCAGCGTGGCCTGAATGGGGCTGTTGATTGCTTGGTTCTGAGCCTTCTTGCGCACCGCCTTGATCGGGCTGTTGATGTTGGGCAGGTGGCGCAAGCGGCCAAGGGGAGAGCGCACGGTGCCGTTCGTCTGAGCCTCTATGATCTGGCGGTCGTGCCAGTAGGGCAGGCCCGGATACAGATTGAAGAAAGCGTCCCGCATGGCCTCGGCTTGCTCAAGGGTCAGCTTCACCCCATAGACCGCCTCGGCATACATCATGAAGCCATATGCCTGCATCCCATAGATCAAGCCGAAGTTGCCCGCCTTGCCGTTCTGGCGGAGCATCTTGAAAGCCGCCTCATCCACCCCTTTCAGGTGCATGGCTTCCTCGTAGGTCATGCTGTTCACGGTGGCGGCGGTCAGCACGTGAAGGTCGATCTTGTTCAGGTAGGCTTGTAGCATCTTCTGCTCCCCGGCCCAGCACGCGGCCACCTTGAGTTCGCCTTGGCTGTAGTCCCGCGCGACGATCACGTGCCCGTCCGGTGCGACTATGCACTCCCGAAGGCGCTTGCCCCAATAGCTGTGCTTAGGGACCGTATTGTGAACCTTCATGGAGTTTGCAGAGAAGGCGTGGGTCTTGGGCAGGGTGAAGTCGTAAACCCACCCGGCCCCGGCTTCCTCCACACTTATCACCGAAAGGCCCTCCACGGGCTTCCTGTAGGCCGGTGGATAGTCTATGCCCATGAGGGGCAGGCCCGCCGCCGTCAGGTGATAGGTGGCCGTGTAGCCCAGATACTCCACTGCGAAGTGGTCCACGCGCCCCCTCGTTATAGGCGGGATCACGCCGTCGAACATGGCTTCCCGGACCATCACCTGTGTCAGTGAACGTGCGTTCACACGGACCCTCACCCCTCGCCTGCCTTTCCGCCCTTTCATATACTCGCCAGCCCCTTTCAGGATGCCGCGCAAGATGGGGTGCCACGCGGTTGTCCCGCGCAATTCGTAGGGGATGATGGGCACCGAGGGGTGAGGTATCCAGAGAAGCCACTGAACGGCCCGTGGGGGCATGTCTGGCACCATCTGCACTCGCACCACGTCTCGGACGGAAGCCCCGTCTACGGCGCGCTCACGGCTTGCTGTGATGCCCAGCTTCGCCGCCGCTTGCATGATGGTGTCACTGTGTTCGGGCTTGGTCTCAATGTAGAGGGTGTCGCCGGTGGCCGCTAGGTAGCCATGGGCCGCTATCACCCCCAGAGCCTCAAAGGCTTCATACGGGTAGCCCTCCGGCGGCGCGGCGCGGGTGACCGGCTTGGGCAGGGCTATACGGTCCGCCTCCCCTATGTCCTTGGCCTGCACCCATTGTAAACTCTGGCTCCCTTGGAAAATATGAAGCCAGATGGGGTGTTCCGGGGTGCAGGTGATTTGATTGCCACACTTGGTCCGTATCCGTAGCAGGTCAGAGCGCCACGACTTGAACACGTTGGTGGTGGTCTCCCAGCCTTCGCCACCCCAGACCGTGACCTCGTGAGCCTTGAAGGGGTTGTAGGCGTCGTCGGGTATCACCGGGTCTATCAGTTGCGCCGCTGTCCTCACCCCATGGGGCGTCAGTATCTCGGTCTCGCCCGTGACGCACTGGAAGGCGGGGGCGGTGGCGGACCCTCTGCCAGTGTTATGCGTCACAAGCCCGTTGGTCACATGACTGTGCGCGTCCTTTACAGTGACACCAAATGTCGGCTGAGGTGGTAATACCTCAATAGCCGAAACCTTGGTAGGGGCAAAGGTTGCTTTTGGAGGCGTAGTGGGTTGATAACTACGACGCTCACCAGACTTCACCATGCCCACAAGGCGGCGGGTTACCCCATACTCTTTTGCTATGGAAGTGTGAGTGCGGGGGTCTTTTGTTATAAAACCGATTTGCTGTTCTGTGAGTTTCTGATTTGACTTGGTGCCTCGGCCAGTGCCGTGGTTCTTCATGTCGTTGCGGTTATGTTGGTCGGTCCCCCATACAAGATTGTCCGCCCTGTTATCCCATGCCAGCCCATTAAGATGCCTGACTTGAGGCAAATTCTCCGGGTTATCCACGAAAACAGAGGCCACCAGCCTATGCACAGGGAAGTCTTTGTAATGTTCCCCACGAACCCATTTTTTATCCCGGCAACAGGATACCTTCAAATGTCCCCACCGCCCTTTAGGTGCTTGAGCAAGGATCGTTCCAGTATGGGAGGTTACCCGGCCCCACGATGAAACTTGCAAAGGCCAATCTGGAACCTTCCGCCATTCTTCGGCCCCAGACAAAGAGAACACAACCTGTTCTATCACTAGGTCCGAAGCGTTTACCCACCCGGACTGTGTTAGAAAGGGATGGTTTTCTGTGCAGGTAAGAGAGTTCCCATCCGCAGTTGATACCCTGACAACGGAGCGTGTGCCATTGTCTATAAGATCGGTTATGGGTTTCGTCTTGCCCAGATGCGTAAGGACTTCATCCCCCTTTTTAAGGGCTGTATAGGGTATAACCCCCTTTGTTGTAGTGAACAGCGTGTCAGCCGTGACACAGACCGTGCCCGCCGCCTCCTGCTCGTTGTTCTTACCGGAGCCTTGCTTGTGGATGATGTAGGAGGCGTGCCAGCGGTTGTCCGCTCGCAGGTGATTGAGGAAGCCCTTGTAATAGGTGCCGTGCATCTTGGACGTGGACTTGTAGTCCAGATAATGTTCGATCAGCGGCCCGGCGTCCGGGTGGTCCTTGAAGTGCGCAAGGTGCTGTTCTGACGTGGAGGGTGCCCCCGTCTTTTCCGTGGTCATGACCGGCTTGAGGTTCAGCCCTTGGGGGGAGAACAGGAAGTCCGCGATCATCTTGGGCTTGGACAGGGGAGCGCCGCCGTGTTCGTCAAGACCCCCGGCCTTGTCCAGCACCCACTTTGGCAGGGTGTTCACCGCCTTCTTGGTGGCCTCTATCATCCGGCCTTCAAGGTCCGCGCCGAACGCATGGAACTTGTCCGTGTCCACGCATACGCCTGTCCGCTCCATCTTGTGCAGCGCCTTGAGCGTGGGGTGCACGATGTTCAGGTAGACCGAGGCCAAGCTGTTCTTGGCAGGCTTGCCGTTCTTGGTGAGGTTGTCGGACAGGAGTTCCTTGCGGATTTCTCCGTAGTTCCTCAGACACGCATCGGTGTCACCCCCGGCGTAGGGTAGTAGGTCCGCCTTGGGGACTTCCCCCATCTTGCTCTTGTCATGGGAGGCGTTGAACAGGGTGTCGTAGCCCCCCAAGTCAGGGGCGTATATCTTGGTGTGCAATTCCAGCGTGTTAGGTCGATTTTCGTCCACCAGCGATCCGCCGTTGCACGTGTCAAAGGCAAAGCGCGGGCACAGGTCGATGCCCCACTTCTCCCGGACCCAGCCCATGTCATACTTGAAGTTCGCGCCCACCAGCCTGATCCACGGTTGCGCCGCTATCCACTCAAGTTGAGGCAGCAGGTGCTTCTGAATATGTGCCCACGACATCCCCAGCGTGTAGATCACATCCGTGATGCCGGGCTTGGCCGTCGCTTGCAGACACACGATCTGCTTCGCCGGGTTGTAGGGGTCCAGCCCTTCCGTCTCGGTGTCCAGCGACAACTCCACAGGAAGGCCCGTCAGGGCGTGCTTTGCTTTCAGGTAGGCAATGACCCCGGACAGGTCGGGCACGTATTGATAGTTGCCCAGAATGGCGTCCATGGAGCCGGTTTTCTCGAACCGCCGGTAGATGCCAAGGTCCGTCTCTAACTTGACCCAATCGGCAATCTCTATATTCCTCACTTGCGGGGCGTAGGTGATGCCCAGACTGAGGGGGCTGGACCAGCCGTCCGGTTGGATGTTCTGAAACAGCTTGCCCCGGTTGGCCTCGACGCCGCCCTTCTTCGGTATCCACCCCGCCGCCTGCACCATCTTGACCGCCGGGCCACCGCACGCAATCCAGAGCGGTTCGTCCGGGTCAGGCTGTAGCCATTGCGGGTTGATCTTGACGCTGACGCCCTCTTGCACTTTCAGGTGCGAGAGGGCGCTCTGGACATCAAGTTCGTCAGCTTCGCTTATGATCAGCCGCATGGTCGTCCCTTCATTTGACCCCCTCGGTCAGCTTGCCTATGGCCGGGAACCCGGATGTGATCCAAGGACGCAGCGCCGCATAGAAGGCCCCGAACAGGGCGCGGTATTCTCCGGCGGTCTCGCTACTGTATGGCCCGCTCATATGAGCGTGGCAAGTCAGGCGGTCGTCATACTTGTTCACCACCCCCAGCCGCTCGAATATCGCCAACGCTTGGCCTTGGGGTGCCACGTTCGTGTTCGTGGTTACCCGGAAGGAAACCTGATTGCCCTTGATGCGCGCGGCCACCTTGAGTTCCGGCCCGATGAAGCAGGTCTTGTAGATCGAACCGCTCCCCGTGCCAAGAACCGGCTGGTGCATGGCGTCGGACTGGTGCAGGTGCAGCACGCCGGGGAATAGCTTCTGAGCCACCGCCTGCACCCATTCCTCATCCTGCATGTCGTCATAGGGTGCCACCGGGGCCGGAGCCAGCGCCTTGACCTCCTTCATGCCCCCCGCTTGCGCTACATACTTCTCGCCTTGGGTGGTGGCCGTCACCACGCCCGCGAACAGTTCGATGATGGCGTCACGGGTGGTGTCGAACTTGAACCCCTTCTTGATGCCGGGGATGCCCACCGGGATGGTGCACTCGATGTCCTTGTGGCGTATGTAGGTCTCCGTCATGGAGACAAAGACCTTGGTATCCTCGGGCAAGGACAGCGCGGCCCTCACCTGATTTTGTAGTTTGATAAGAGGGCCGGGGTTGTCGGTAAAGGCCGGGCTGAATTTCACGGGCATATCAGGGTCTCCAAGGTTGGTGTCCTGCCAGACTAAAAGCCCGCGCCGCGTTTATCAACCGCTTTGCTCGCGTATTTGTCAGGCGGCATCTTGCACCCGAAGTGCGTCACAAGGAAACCCTCCTGTGCCTTGTTCTCGACCGCCTTCTTGCAGTAATGCTCCCGCGTCCACCCGATGGCATCGTCAGAGACGCCCAGAGCGGCCACGACAGCGGCAAGAACCATCCCCGTGCGCCCATGCCCCCCGATGCAGCCCACGTGCACCGTGCAGCCATCTGACAGCGCCCCGGTGATGTAGGTGATCAGGGACTTGAACTTCTCCGGGTTGGCCGGGATGCGCATGTTTTCGATAGGGTAGAAGATTGACACGGGGGTGGTGTGGAAGTCCGTGCCTTCCTCGAAGTAGGGATGCTTCATGGAGCCGTCCAGCGCGACGTAGACGTGGACGTTCTCGTGCCGCTGGTGGTCCCGGCAGTTGCCGCCCAAGAGGGTGCCTCCGCCAAGCGACAGGGCGGGGTGGTCCATGTGGCACGCGCCGGAGTTGAACGAACGCTGTCTGGGTTCTCCGTATCCGCCCATGTCGTAGTATCCTCCGTCAATGGTGATGGCCCCGTTGCCGTGCATTGTGCCGCTCTTGCGGCGTCCGTCTTGGGTTCGTTTCGTGGTCATGTCTCTGCCCTCTGTGTGCTGGTGGTGAATGTGATAGGCCCCAGCTTCTTGCTGGTGACGCCGCCCTTCTTGGACCCCTTCACCGCCGAAGCCAGACCCTTCTGCCCGTCACTGGTCACGCCCCCGCCCGCGCCCGGCTTGTAGTCCGGGTTCACGGTCTGGATTGCGGCCACGGCCTCGGAGACAAACTCCACGAAGATGGGCAGGACCGGGTGCTGATAGTCGCTGTCCGAGTAGATCGTAGTGGCCAAGTCAAACACGCTGGACTTGGCTTGCGCGTTCAGGGTGTTCGCAAGATTGCTGTCGTGATATTTGAAATAAAAGCCCTTGTTAAAGATCGGCCCGGTATTGTGCACAAGGGTCCACGCCCGGTCCGCCGCGAGCATCGCGCTGGTGTCTCCGTCGATGTATTGCTTGATCACCAGAGCGATGTCGGCCCACTTCTTGCCGCCGAACGCGCCATACCAGCCGCCGTGTCGATAGTGGCGTTCCACCGCGTCCACATAGGCCCCGACCGGCTTGTGTCCGATGTTGTCCACGTGCTTCATGTATGACCCGCCGCTGGTGATGGCCTTGACCGCCGCCAGTATCTCGGGGTCGATGTTGGTGCCAGCGAACGCCTTGTTCGTCATGGTGCTGGACCCATGGCGCAATTCCTTAGTGATGATCTGCCACGTGTAGAAGATCAGTTGCTTGCAGACCACGCCGCACGATTGATACCAGAGCGACGACAGGTGAGCCAGCTTCTCCGGGGTCAGGGTAGGGGCCGTGATGGTGAGCATGTCCGCCAGTTCGACGCCGCCATAGTGGATGAACGCGCCCATCGTGGGGTGCATGTCGTCGGGATGAATGCTGGTGGTCTCAGCGTGGCGCACATCCTTGATGGGCAAGGCCCGCTGGTTCTTTGCAACGCGCAAGGGGTGGGTCTTGAAATAGTCTAGGGTAGGCATGGGTGTCTCCAAGGTTAAGGCGGTGATAGGGGCAGACTACACGCCTGCCCCGCGTTTGTCAACCGGCTTTCAACAGGCGCTTGAGCCAGCCCATGCCGATGCGCTCCATGAAGCCGGGGCGCTCGGGCACCGGGTCCAGATGCAGGCCCGTTTCCACTAGGTTGCGCACTTCCTCGGTCATGGAGAACTCGGCCACTTGCTCTTTCTGTTCGGCGGTCTCGACCGCGCCCGACTTGTAGATGGCCCGGATATACTTGATGGCGTCCGGGCCGTTCATGCCGGGGTGTTGCCCGGCAAGGATGGCGAGCAGGGTTCCCGTCCGCCCGGTGCCGCCCATGCAGCCCACGTAAAGCCGATAATCCTCTTTCAGCAGCCGGATGATAGTCGGCAGTCCCGCCGTCAGCTTGTCCGGGTCGAAGGGCTGGAAGTCCTTGGTCCCGATGTCCACGGCCACCCGGCTGGGGTCCGCCGGGATTTCCTCCGCGCACCGGACCAGAAGCCGGTCGTCGGGAAGTTCGCGGGTAGGCCCGGCCATGATGTAGGCGATCTGGTCGCCGGGCAGGAAGATGGGGAGGGTCTTGGTAGTCATGTCAGTCTCTCCGATCAGTCGTGGTGTCACATAGGGGTTGCGTAGGATCAAAGGCTCGGGGGCAGGGGCGGGAGCAGGTGCCCCGGTGCCCGTCGATGGTGGCCTGTATGCGGCGCACCATCATGCCGCCACAGAGACGGCACTCAGTGACGGGTCTGGTGTCCGTGGGGCGTGGACCCACCATGACCACAGACACCACCTGTCCGCCCCGGATATGAAGCACGAAGGGGCCATAGGCTCGATTGCCCGCCGGGTGCTGTATCGGCATGGCATTGATGGCCAGCCCCCGGACGCGGGCCTCGGTGTCACCATATAGGCCACAGGACCGGCCTTGCAGGATGGCGTTGCGGCTGACCGTTATCTCATGAGGAAGGGTCATAGGGCTGTTCCCGGATGCGCACCGCACGCGGCGCGTCGAACAGGAACTTCACCCGGTTGGACATTACCTTGTTCCGCTCCATGGAAACGAACACGTTCGGGAACACTTCTACCTTGCGGTCGGCACTCACGACGAAAGGCTCGGGTTCCTGATCCACCGAAACCTGCACCACGCCGGGCGCTCGTAGCGTGCCGACCGTCAGCAAGCGGTCGCCCACCTTGATGCTTTGGCCCTCGTATGCGGTTATTACAAACATGGTGCAGCATCGCCTCAGTCCCCCAGCAGGTCAAGCAAGTCCAGCACGCTGATCTTGCTGGTGTTCATTTTCACTTTCAGGCCGGTGGCGACTGCCTCGTGCATTTCCTTCGGCACGCCATAGAGGACCGTCATATCTTCCATGTCCGGGCCGTAGTGTTCCGCCAAGGAACCGAACAGGCTGGCGGGTGTCGGGGAGAACATATCCTCCCCCAAGCCTTCCAGTTCAAAGGCCAGCGCCACCGTCTTGCCCTTGAGCATAAGGCGCTCGGCGCGGGCAAGCTGGCGCTCGACGCCGGGCAAGTCCATGGGGTTCAAGGGCAGGACGACATGCTCGCCAAGCCCGCAATCCCGATAGTAGGTCTCCGCCGGAACGTCCACGCCTTGACCTTGGACAATCTCGTGCAGGAGGCTGTAAATCTCGCGCGGGGGCGCGGCCTGCTCGACCTTGCACTCCCCAAGCCATACCTGCCCGGACGTGCCGTCCAGCGTGACGGTCATGCCTTCCTTGATCAAGGCGGCAAGGCCGGAAACCTCGAACCCTTTCTGGTGGATGGCCGGGGCCATGCCACCGCATCCCACCACGGCGGGAACCCCGATGCCACGGGCTACCACGGCGGAGTGGCACGTGAAGCCCCCGGCGGCGGTCCAGATTGCCCCGGCCTTGGCCATGATGGGGAAGTCCTCGGGTTGCGTGTCCACGGCCACCAGAATGCAGTCCTTGTCCACCTTGTGGAGCGGGGTGGCCCGGAACACCACCTTGCCGGATACCGCGCCGGGCGATGCCGCCAGCCCGGTGCTGATCGGGGCCTGCTCAGTGTGAACCACCGGCACCTGACACTTGGCGATCATGCCCCGCGTCACGCGCTCTTTCAGGTAGGCCAGTTGAGACACCGGCAATCCCTGATGCAGTTCCTTGGCAAGAGCGCAGGCCGTGACGATGCGGGCGCGGGCGCTCATCTTCGCCGTGCGGGTTTGCAGCACGTATAGTTCGCCCTTTTCGTAGGTGAACTCGATGTCCTGAACATCGCCGTAGGTGCCTTCCAGCTTGGAGCAGAGTTGCGCCAGTTCGTCTTGCACGTTCAGGGGCAGTTCGCTGATCGGGTCCGGGGTGATTTCGCCGGAAACCACTTCCTCGCCTTGCGCCTGCACCGCGAACTCGCCGCGCATCTTGGCCTCGCCGGTGGCCGGGTCGCGGCTGAACATGACGCCGGAGCCGGAGAAGCCCCCCGCCGTGCCCATGACCATGCGCTGGATCACGCATCCGGTTCCCATGTCTCCGTCGATATTGTGCATCTTGCGATAGGCCACGGCGCGGGGTGTGTCCCAGCTATCGAACACCGCCTTGACACACGCGGCCACCTGATCAAAGCGGCTCTGCGGAATGGCCACCTGTTCGCTGGCCTGAACCACGCCGGTGAGCAGCTTGCGGAACTTGCCGGAGTGACCTTGTGAACGTGCGTTCACCAGATCGCACAGTTCGGCGGTGCGGTCCTTCGGGACGCCGTGCACGATGCCCAGCCATGACGTGACGTAGCGCCGGGTAGCGCCGGGGAACATATCGTCAAGTTCGGGGGTGACGCCCACGTTCAGAACGGTGTCCATCATGCCGGGCATGGAGATAGGGGCACCGGAGCGCACGCTGAACATGCTGTCCGGGTAGGCGTCAAGGTGGGCCATGATTGCTTGATCCACGGCCACCGGAAGCACGCTGGTCTCACGGTAGGTTTTCCAGCACTCAGTGGTCAGGATCAGCGCCTCGGGCACCGGGAGGCCCGCTTGTGCCATGCCCAGAAGGCCAGCACCTTTGCCGCCATGGAGGGCGTTGTCAGGTTGAGCGTTCGCGCCGGTGTTGGCAAAATAGCTAGGCATCGGGGTGGTCTCCAAGGTTGTGGTCTTGGGGATACTCCCAACCCGCGCCCCGTTTGTCAACCGTCTATTTTGCTCTCGGGATAGCGATACAGTTCGGTGGCCAGATATTGGTCATAGCACAGGCCGGTCATGCGGACGGCGTGCTTCACGTCAAGGTTCCAGTCCCCGACCTCATCCGTCTCCGCGTCCTCTTTGAGCAGGATGGCGGCGGGCACCACGGGCGCGTCCGGGGGGAAGCGGTAGTCGTCCACCAGCTTCACCAGAGCGCAGGCGTTGACATACAGGAACTCCCGGTTGTTCAGGTAGAACCCGGCGCTTTTGATCTTGCCATAGGCGGCGTGCATACGGTTCAGCATGGTCTCACGCTTGCGCTCGGGTAGCATGGCAGAGACGCGGGCCATGCTGGTCAGGATCGCGGTGTGCACGTCCCCCCGGATGGTGGCCTGAAAGGTCTGGTGACAGTCGTCAATCGCCATGTGGAGGCAGTAGGAGGGCAGAGCCAGCGCGGCGGCTTGAGCGGGGTTCTTCACCCGGACAGCCTCTTTCTGTTGCCGACCCTTGTAAATCTGATCCCACTGTTCCTCGTCGGACAGTTCGCGCCAGCGCGGCGCACGCTTGGGCTTGGGGCCTTCTATGGGGGCGAGTTCACTTGGTTTTTGCATGGGGGTGGTCCTTCCAGTAGGGGGCGGCGTGGTCAGCGAAAAGGTCGTTCTTGCGGGGCTTGCCGGTGATCTTTCGCGGCCCCTTGTGATGATCCATATACTCCCCAAGGAAGCAGTTGACAAACGGATGGCCTCCCCCGGACCGGCGCGGGATGTGCCCTGTCAGGTTGTTCATCCGGCCCCCGGCCACCTTGGGCCGCGCCATGTCGAACAGGTAGCTGTCGTGCCACTCTCGCTGTTTTCGGAAGTCCCCGCTGGTGTAGAGCCTGACCCATTCTTCCAGCACCGCGCGGCCCTTGCTCTCCGGCCTTAGACAGAACCATAGGTAACCGCACTCGGTGTATTTGTAGGACCGTCCGAGGGACTGCATGTCGAACTGAGGCGGGGCGATTTCGAGAAGGGCGCGCTGATCCACCTTGCGGTGGGTGATGGTATCGGCGTCGAGCCAGATCACGCCCTCATAGGGTTGGGGCAGATGGTCGTTGCGCGTTGCGAAGTCCCAGAGACAGAACGGCTTGTGGCAGAACTTGATGGCATCGAAGCGGTAGTCATAGGGCTTGCCCCCCGGCGTGCCCGTGCACTCCGGCTTGTCCTTCCATCGCTTGATGAACTTGGCCTTCTGGGGTTGCGCCCCTGCCATGACGCGGAGGTTGGGGCGTTCGGGTAGGGGCACCGGCTGGTCAGGGTAGACGAACAGCGTCACGTCCGAAGGCCAGTGCTTGAGCCATGTGTCGATCATGCGGTGTGCGTATTGATCGAAGCCCGCCGCTGAGAAGGTGGTGACCACCGCCAGTTTCCGTGTCATTCGTCTTTCCCCTGTTTCAGCATCAAGCTGGATTGCCGAGGGTCCACCCCCCACTTGACCCAGACCGCGCGCTTGGTCGCCAGCCCGTAGCAGCACCCCGCTATTGTGTCGGCCAAGTCCTTGGAACTCTCGGTCGGGTGATCCACCTTTTGCTTCTGTGAAATCCAAACGAGGTCTTTCAATTCGGTGCACGCCAGTTCGCTATCCGGCCCCTCCACCAGCCCGTCAAGGATCAGTTGCTTGGTGAGCATGTAGGGTTCAGGCGTGCGGTCCAGTGACAGGATGCCAGACGTGATCTGGCTCCGGCGCATGGTCTGAATGAAGTCGGCGGATTGAAAGCCGTCCAAGGACACCCATTTGATTTTGTAGCCCATGTCTCGCAGGACGAACACCAGCTTCTTGATCTTGTGGATCGGGATTTGGCTTCCTCCGGTGGGCCGGATACTGAGCATCCCGTCCACGCGGATGCGGGGCAGGGTGTCCTTCATCCCGCCGCCCCGGTCTATGACCTTGAAGCCGGGGCAGTGCGCCATGGTGACCGCCGCGTTGTCCATGGACAGGGCGAGGTCCACGTGCAGGTAGCGGTCCACGTCCGGGTCCGTGATGCCGTGCTTGATGATGCGCGCCCCTTGGGTGGCGAAGTCGCACCAGTCTGGATTGAAAATGTTCTGACGCTTGCCGAACGCGGCCTTGATGGCGGCGAAGTTGGGGATGAAGTTCGAGAACCCGTGCAGGGCCACGCCAGCGATGTCCTTCACCGCGCCGGGCAGGTCGCTGTCAAAGGCGTTCCGATAGTCCACCGGCACTTCCATGATGAACGGGGCGTCTCCGGGGTGGACCTTCTCGTGGTCAGGCATGACGCGAGGGCGGCGGGTGCCGTCGCCAAGGAACACCCGGAAGCGTTCAGGGGAAAAGCGGTCGTCAGGCTGAACCTCCCACGGGCGCTTGTCGTAGACATAGATCGTGGTGTCCCCGTCGCGCTCAAGCTGGCGGTCGCGTTCCTTGGTCTTGCGGTCGGTGAACTGCCCGGCATAGTTGGCAGAGCCGACGAGGCACAGCATCCCCGGCACCTTGCCGATACGCTGGAAGCGGCTCTCCCGGCGGCGGCTGATGGCCCGGTAGTTTTCCAGCATCTGGTCGTGGGCCTCACCCCTCTGACGCTTGGCCGATTGCTGGACCACCTTCATGTGGTTCACCTCGTCAATCAGGCCCCCGAACACGTTCTCACCGATGGCGGCGGTCTCGGTGCCGGGCAGGGGTTGCACGAACACGGTGCTGTTCTTGAACTGGATGGTGGCCTTCTTCTCGGCGTCGTGCGGGGCGTTGATCTGGAACCATGGCGAGTTCTCAAGCATCCTCCGAAAGCGCATATAATCCACGGTGTAGGCCGTGCCGCCGGTAACCGACTGCATCACGAATGCAATCTCTGAGTTCTGGTCCAGATCGAACTCGTCGTGCGGTGAACGCAAGTTCATCACGCGGTAGAGATAATAGGCCATGATGCAGAGGGCGGCGGTCGTCTTGCCCGTGCCGATTGCGCCAGTGAGGACAGCCTCGACAAAGTTGCCGGAGCAAGCCTTGATGATTTCGGCTTTCAGCTTGGGCCACAGCTTCACGGTGTCACCCATGAAGTAAGGGTCCGTGAAGAACACTTCGGGGCTGACCGGGGGTTCCCGGTATTTCTGCATGGCGGCTTGCCGCGCCTCCAAGTCCTCAATCACCGCGATGTAGAACTGCCCCCGGCGGCGGGGGTCCGCCACGTCTTGGCCTGCCTCTATGACCTCGGGCTTCTCATACTTTTCGAGCAGTATGTCCTCTAGTTCGGCAAGGTGTTGATCCAACTCCGCACTCACGCTTCTTCCGCGTCCTCCGCATCGCCAGCGAAGGTGTCTTTCAGTTGCTCAAGGCGGCTTCGGAACTTGCCGTCGAAGGAGTGTTGGCCCGGCTCGTAGGTGTCCACGATGCCAGAGGGGTCGTTCTCGCGTTGCTTGGCGAAGTGGTATCCCGCATAGATCAGCATCTTGGTGTCGCCCGCCAGCGCCATGGCCACTTGCTTCTGTCGGATTGCGACAAGGCACTCTGAGCGCCCCTTGTCATAGGCCGTGCGAAGGTGGGGTTGCCGCATATACTGCCCGACCGCCGCGCGGGTGCAGCCCTCAAGCTGTGCGATGTCGCCCGTGCCCAAGTTCAAGCGGCCATAAACCTCGAACTTGGCGGGGTTCATTTCCGTATGGTGCGGGTTCTTGGTGCTACGGTTGGGGGGCTTCTGCCCTCCATTGATTGTGACAGCCATCTTAGCCTCACGGGTTTGGGGGGCACGCGGCCCCCTGAGTTTCAGTATTCAGGTTTCAAGGTCTTTGGTGCGGATGTCGTCCAGTTGCGCCGCCGAAACCCCGTCCACTATTGTGCGGTTCAGCATTGGGTGGTCCTCATGTGAAGGTCCTGTGTCTGTATCCGGGTGGAACACGGACAAGGACATGCCCTCGGTCCCCTCGGTGCTGAATGCGTGGATAGCGTCCGGGTATAGGATGAACGCGCTACCCGGCACAAGGTCTTTATCCCCGTGCGCCGTCTTGCAGATACCCTTGCCCGCCAAGATCACCCCGGCCCGGATCGTGGGGTGGGTGTGTGCCGTCTGATTGATGCCCTTGGGGAAGCGCAGGTAGTTCAGGCATGGGTCGCCTTTGAGCGGGGGTCCGATCAACAGCGTGTCGCTGCACCCATCAATGTATTTCAGACGCCCGAAAGGCTCCGTGGGTCCGCCCACATTGAACAGACATTTGTAGCCCAGACGCACCACTATCAGGCCCTTGGCCTCGCCCTTGCCGTTGGTGGATACACCTTCGATCAGACAGCTCTTGACGAACGGGATGGAGAAATACTCTCCGGGTCCGACTGTGAACTTGCGTTCACCCGTGTTCACTTCCAGCTTGCCATCGTAGCAGACGCCATAGGCGCTGTCGTGGTCACCGATATGGCTCTTGTCGATCAGCAGCGTCCCCTTGGTCATGCCATATACGGTGGAAGGGTGGGTGGTGTCTTGGAAGTCGGCCATAAGCCCGTGGGCAAGCGGCTCTACCATTGCAATGGGGCTTTGTTCGTTCATGGTCCTATCCTCAATAAAAGTAGTGATGGGTTGCTGGGTCGTTGGGGTCCATCCGGCGCGTGGCTCGCAGGACAGGGTAGGCGAGGCAGTTTCGCAGTATCCACCCCAGCCACGTGCGCTTCCACCAGAGACGTAAGCGCTTTGCCTTTGTTATTCGGGCACCCATGCCTTGTCGAACTCCGAGTTCTCGATCAGGCGGCTTTGCGGGATGCCCACGCGCAGTGCAAGCCTGACCACTTCTTCCTTCTCCATACCAAGGCGTTGCATGATTTCCTCAGTGCTTCGCCCTTCATCCACGAGTTGCTGGATAATCTCCGCCATGTTCAGCACGCGGTGCGTCCCGCGCGCCCGGTTGTGCCGGATGGTGGACATCATCTGGTGTTCGCCGTCATGGGGCTGGACCCTTACCACCGGCACCCGCCCGTCCGTCATGGCGTGCACGCGGGGGTCGTCGGAGCAGGTCCAGCGGTGGAACCCGTCCACGATTTCCATGTCCGCGTTGATCACGATGGGCTGGGTCCAACCGTCCTCCATGATGGACAGCTTGAGCAGTTCCATTTCAGGGGCGGCGACCTTGTTCGGGTTGTAGCCGTTGGGTTTCAGCTTGCGCCGATCCATCCATGTGATTTCGTTCAGCGGTTGGGCTTCGACGCCTTGCTTCTTGCCGGGTAGGTTATCGGTCATTTCTTCTTCCCATACTTTTCAGTCGCTTCGGCCAAGGTCAGGCCCAGCTTGATCTGTGTCTTTTGCGCGTTCTGTGCCATGTTCTGCTGCACCCTGCCTTTGAAGTCCCCGCGCACAGCCATTTGAGCAAGGAACCTCCACGACACGCCAGACACCGGGTGCGGATCGTCCGCCGGGATGTTGTCGTTGGTCATGCGCCCGTGCCGCTTGATCACCGAGTTGATGTTGTCCTGCACCTTGCGGCGGTTCTCCCCGGTGTATGTCTCGATCACGTTGCCCACATGGGTTCGCCAGTCCGTCCCCACCGGCTTATCCTTGGACAGATAGAGTTCCGTGTTGCCATACCGGGCGGCGGTGGCGGCACCCGGCACCCGATGGATCATCTTCTCCCACATTTCCGGGAAGCACTCGGCGTATTCATGCAGGCCCCGGAGCGGTTCTTCCCCGAACGGGGGGCACACGCGCTGATGCAGGAATTGCTCGAACTTGCTGGTCCGATTGAGGATGTCATAGGTGTGGTTGTAGTCGGCATCCAGCTTGGCCACCAGCCGCCACACGTCCTCGGAGGTCCAGTCATAGATCGGATAGGCGAAGGCGTAGGTGTCGCTTTGGCTCAGGTAGTTTTCTTCCTTCTTCATCGCCACCACGCGATACCGGCGAAGGCTCTCTTGGGTGCGGATGCCTTGAAGGACGCACACGCCGGTGCCCTCGAAGTGAGCCATGCCGAAGTCTTGCATGGACATGCCCCACTCGAACTTCGGGTGGTCCTTGATGCCACACTCCGGCATAGGGCGGGTCCACAGGTGTTCTTCATCCGGGTGCCACGGGTGCCAGAAGGGTTGCTCGTTGGAGCAGGCGTTCCGGTGCATGATGGGCAGGCAATACCATTCCAGCGCCACGCGGGGGTCTTGTCGCACCCGATCCACATAGTCGATGGTCGGGGGGTGGATGGCTTCCTCGTCGTAGAAGATCGCCCGGACAGGTAGCTTGCCGCGTTCCTCGGCCACTCTGATGGTGCAGAGCAGGGTCGCCGTGCTGTCCTTGCCGCCCGAGAACGACACCACCACTTCATCGAACGTGTCATACAGATGGCGGATGCGGTCCAGCGCGGCCTTGTAGACGTTCTGATCGGTGTATTCCCGTTTACGAATTTTGACCACTGGCCACCCCCATGGCGATGATGAACGCCTCACTATAGTTCTTGGCTTCCCCGGCCTTGATCAAGGCGCGCAGGTGGGCGAACGCGGCCTTCTTTGCCGCCGCCGGGACCACCACGCTGAACTGCACCATGCCGTCAGAGGTCTTGCTCGGTTCCTTGGTGATGAAGTTCTTGGGGGCCGCGTCGTCCGCCCCTTCAATCGGGATGGTGAACAGTTCGTTGGTGTTGCCCCCGAGGATGCCGTCAAGCTGGAAGTCCGGGAAGGCCAGCACGTCCAGTTCAAAGTCCCCGGCCTGTAGCATGGCGATCTGCTCACGCAGGATGTCGTCGTCCCATGTGGAGTTCTCTGCCAGCTTGTTGTCCGCGATCTGGTAGGCGATCTTCTGTTCCTCAGACCACCCGGTTGCCACCTTGCAGGGAGCTTCGGCCCAGCCCAGAAGGGTGGCGGCGCGGACGCGGGCGTGACCGGCGATCAGCACCCCTTCTTCATCCACCAGCACAGGCATGGTCCACCCGAACTGTTCAAGGCTCGCGGCGATCTGTTTGATCTGATCATCGGAGTGCAGGCGGGAGTTGTGTTTGGCGGGGGTCAGGGCCTCAATAGGCCGCGTCTCTGTCTGATACATGGTCACCCCTTGCAAAGATGGAGTAGGGCCTGTGAGCGGTTGGCTAGGCCGTTCTCCGCCATGATCTTATCCAGCCGCTTGAACACCTTGGTCCGGGAGGGTGCCGCCATGTGGAACGTCAGGGAAATATAGTTGGGGTCCGCCTCGTTGCCCGCGTCCGCCAGTGCCGTCTTGTTCGGCCCCTTATCCCCGCTGGCCTCTTTCAGTATCTTGGCCACCACCCCCATCTCAAATCCGGTGAACGCAAGTTCAAATCCGTCCTCGGTCAGCTTGTCAAACTCCACCGCCAGCGCGGCGTTGTCCCAATCCGCGAACTCGGCGCTCTTGTTCATGGCCAGCCGTAGCGCCCGGACTTCGGTATCCGGCATGTCGCCCACGTCCAGCGCGGGAACCGAAGTCATGCCGATCTTCCTCGCCGCCTTCAAGCGTAGGTGGCCGTCCACCACGTGATCGCCTTTCACAAGGATGGGTTGTCGGAACCCGAACTTGTTGATCAGGTCCACCATGGCGGGCACGGCGGCGTCGTTCTTGCGGGGGTTGTTCTCGTATTCGATCAGGTCGGCCACGTTCTTTGTGACGACTTTCAGGGGCGCGGGTTTCTTAGCGCCAAGATTGACTGCCATGGGGGATGCCTCATATCCGGGTTCACCCATTATTGTGCACTTCGCGTCGTTCGTCAATCGCTCTTGGTAAACGAGGCTTCCAGATAGGCCAGCGCCTTCATGGTCAGTTCGTGCATGAGCATCTTGGCGAGTTCGTCCAGAAAGGGCTGTAGTCCCCCTGTATGAGTGGCGTGTTCCATTGTGCTAAATGGCACGGCCACGGTAGTGTAGTGCGACGGGATTTTCATGGCCACCTTGAACTCTTGGCTGGTGATGTCCTTGTCAATCTCAAAAGAGGGGTGCACGCCCCCACCGGATACCTTGCTTTCAAGCGCGGCAAAGTCCATTCCGACGATGTTGGATTTCATCGGCTTTGGTATGTTATGCACCCCGGCCTTGGGCTTCGGCTCACCCCCATAGCTGATACAGGGGTCTATCCATTTGATGGGCATTAGTCCTCAACCCCCGGCACCGGGTTGCGGACCGTGTAGGCCCTCAGCTTGCCAGCCTGCCCCGATAGCGGGTGTTCAGGGGGCACCACCATGGAACCCGTTATGGCACGCGCAGAGCGGAAGGACACGGCGTCTACGTTGACCCAATCTGCCCTCAGTTCCTTGCCATCCATGGTTTCAAAATACAGGCCGTCCTCTAGTGACGACTGTTCACCATCATAGATGCCTTCAAACGCGCGACCGCTATTGGTGGTGATCCTAAGCATTTGCCCGTCCACCATGCGGTTCAGATGCTCCATTGCATCCCTTTGGTCCATTATAGCCTCCTATTGAAAAAGGGGGTCCAGTTGCCCGAACCCCCTACTCACCGTCGCCTCGTCAAAAGGGGGGCTGATCACTCAGCGGCGGCTTGTCCTTCGGGCAGTTGCACGTTGATGTCCACGTCAGGCCATACCCCGCCCACGGCTTCCAGCACCACTAGCAGGCCATCAATGCCTTGGTCTGCGTTCATCTTGCTGAACACGTTGATCATCCCGGCCACGCTCGTATCGGGCAGGACGTTGCCCACGGTCGTGTCGGTCGGGGGCTTGCCGGTGAAGCTGGCGCAGATCAGGTCCAGCGCCGCGCCGGTGCTTTCTACGTTGCCCTCAGCCTTGGCCTTTTCTATTGCCGCGTTCACGCTCTCTTTCTGGTCCGGGTAGAGGTTGAACAGTTTGGATTGCGGCTTGGGTTTGTCCTCACCTTCGGTGGTAGGCGGCGGGAGTGCCCCGGCTTGCTTGGCATTGTAGGCCCGGATTTGTTCGATCAAGGACACGTGAGTGGACGACGCGGCGGCTTCCAGCCATTGCTTGTAATTCTCCGGCGTCATGACCTGAACGATGTAGCGCAAGGCTGACCACGACACGCCCTTGAGTTCCTTGGCTTCGATGCCAATTTCCTGCACCGCCTTGGCGTTGCTAATAAGGAACATCGCCTTGCGATAGTGCAGGCCAGTGTGCGCCGCCAGATACTCGCGCATGTTGTCGTATCCGAGGGTGATGTAGTGTTCGGAGTGCTGGATATGCGCCAGCAAGATGCCCATGCGCAGATGCTCATATTCCAGATTGTCTTCGATCTGGCGAAGGTTTGTATCGCTGTCCTGTGCACTCAGACCGGCCACGTCCGCGACGATCTGGTGGAACGCGCCTTCCACGAATTGAGGAACCGGGCCTTCGGCGGTGGCCACAGACAGACCGGTGTCGGTGGCGGGGGGCACTGTCTGAGGGGCTTCCTCAGCCGCGCCGCCGCCGCCTTCGAGGTAGGGCAGGTCGCCTTGCTCCCATTCCGAGAAGTCGCTGGCCGTGCCGGTCTGATCGCCGTAGAACACGACGAACTCTTTACGGGCTTCCTTGTTGCCCTCAAGCATGGCCTTGAAGGCTTCGCGCTTTTCACCGGCCTTGATCTTGGTCCAGTTTTCGATGGTGCCGGTGGTGGCTTCTTTTTCCTTGAGAAACTTGCTCAAGGCCGTGATCGCCAGTTCAGAAACGGCGCTCGAATACATCAGGGATTGCATGGTGTCCTCTCCATTTGCGTGGTTGCAAACTCCGGGATACACGCCCGGAATAAGTTTGTCAACCGTTAGTGAACTTATCTTTGCCCCATACCGCCAACAAAGCGGCCTCGGCCAGCCCGGTGTTCTTCACACGGCAGAACAGCTTCTCGTGATCGGGGAAGATGCTGCACGCCATGTCGCGGGATAGCCCTTTGTCTGAGGTAAGACCCAGCGCCTTCTTCCAGACGCTTGGGTTCGCAATCATAACGCGGGATGGTGTGAACGCAAGTTCACAGAGCGCCCGTATCGCTCCAAAGTTCTGGTGCGTGCGGTCCACGGAACCCATCATCTTAGGGCCTTTGGGTGTCTGTTGCTGCATCACCAGCGCCCGCTCTAGGACGACATACTCCGCGCCCAGCCGCCGGGTGCCCAGAAGGGCGGTCCACAGGCGCTCCACGTGCACGCGGGCCGGGGCGTTTAGCGGCGGCTTCTTCTCGGTGCAAGGCATCCTAACGATGTCCTCTATGGTCTGTGCCGGGAAGTCCACCAGCACTAGGCCCCCGGATAGGTCCGGGTCTACGCCAAGCACCCTCATGGCCCTGCTCCTTTGTTGTCTGCCTCATACACTAGGTTCACTGTCACCCCCTCCGAGGTGGCATAGTAGTTTTCAATCCCCAGAATGCGCATTGAACTTGCCCCCCCAGCATTGCTTTCTCACCGGGCACGCCTTGGCGCGGGTGCATCCCACCGACTTGCAGTGCTTGCTTCGGTCAGGCAGGGCGTGCAGGTGGATACCTTGATCCTTGTCGTATAGGTTGCGCCACTTGCGATAGGCGCGGGCTAGGTCAATCTGGTTCTGCACCACGCTGTCGTCCTTGGGGCACCAGTATTCCTTGATCGCGGTCTTGGCGCTATCGGCCACCGGCCAATCCTTGATCTTGGGTTCGTAGTCCCACCCCTCTTTGGTGAAGTATACGATCCTCATTTCGTTGGGGTTGAGGCCCTTGCCTTGCATGTAGGGGTCTTGCCCCATGAGCCACAGATAGCCCTTGCTCCGCCACTCGTGATCGAAGGTGGGCTTGGTGCGCTTCTTGAAGGTATCGTTGCCCTCGGTCTTGATTTCCACCCCGGTGCGCACGCCGTTGGACAGCACGTCGAAAAAGCAATCCACCGATCCGACGATGCCGGTCTCAGGATCACGCAAGAGGACTTCCTTGTAGCGGAACGCTTCGGGCCTCCCGGAACACTTCTGGCACGCGGCGGGCTTGTAGGTGAACTTCATTTCGTGCTTGCAGGACATGCACTTCCAGTGCCCCCAGACCTGTGCAGCGGGCATCAGGTCCATGAGCAAGTCCGCGCCTGCATAGCCCATCTTGAACACCATGGTCTGTGCCGTGGACATGAAGCTGTCGGGGCGCTTGAGGTTCAGGTAGGTGAGCAGCGCCGGTTCGCGCGGGCACCACTGACGGGCCGGGTCAAGGTCGCTTATGTGGATCACGTTGTGATGCCGAGCCTTGCGCTTGGTGGCCGTGTTCTTGTGGACGTGAAAGGTGATGTAGTTCTGGGGAAAGTCCTTGATCTTGAACAGAGGCTCGTGGTCCTCAGCCAAGGCGTCAGGGATGGAAGGGGCCGGGTCCAAAGAGTATTTAGGCCCGGCCTTCATGTGGGGCTTGGTGGTGAACTTAATCATCGTCAGGGACCAGTGCTTCAAAGGTGGCGCGAGGCATGACAGCGAACTCGTCGCCATTGCCAGTCACCACGATTAAAACGCCCCGCGCCCCGTTTGTCAACGTGTCATTCCTCAGCTTGGCCATGATTTCCGGGGTGACGTTGAAGGTGCTGTGCTTGGTGCGCTTGACCTCCACCATCATGTCAGCGCGCCGAAGGTCACCCTTCATCCCAGCCGAACCGCTCCCCGGCGTGCGGCGGTATCCGTCCTTGGCGATGCGCTTCTCGGCGGCGTCACCATACTTTCGGGGGTTGTCCGCGTTGACCGTGCGGTTCCTCACCCTGTCATTTCCTTCTTGCCAGCGACGAACGCCTCTACCTCATCCGCATAGAGCAGGAGTAGCTTGGACACAGCGAACTCCACCGTGCCATCATAGTCCTCCATCGCAGCGGCCACGCCCGCGTCTTGGGTCTTGAACACTTCGCCGGTGATTTCCAGAACCCACCCCTTCCCCTTCTGGGGTTGGTGCAGCCATCCCTGATCGGTGAGCATCGTTTTCATGTGGTGCCGGTTATTGATTTCCAGCGGCTTGATCTTCACGGGGTTCTTGGCCGTGCCGCCGGTGTAGGGATACAGTGCCATCTGCCACGCGCTGGTCTGACGGATGCAGGGGAACTTCTTCTTCACGATCCGGGCGGTGGTGTCGTTGTAAATTGGCAGGGGCGCGATCTTCTCTTTCAGCACCGGGTAGGCGGTCAATCGTAGCTTGAGAAACGCTTGGAAGTTCTGCATCACCGGGCCGGGCAGGAACTCCGGGTTGCCCATGGAGAAGCCTATCTTGGTCCGGGGCTGATTGATGTAGATGGTGGTGAACACCTGCCCCGCCTTGGCGTGTTCGGTTATGCCCGCGCCGATGTTGCGGAGCATTTGGGTGGATGGTTTGGCCGCGCCCGCTACGACCACTTGCTCGGCGGACTTCTCGAATTGCTGGATACTGCCCAGCGCCGCTATACTGTCCACCACGATCAGGCCCGCGTCCTCGGACATGGACAGTTCTTTGGCGATGTCGGCGGCTTCCTCGGCGGTGGTGGGTTTGTATAGGTAGACCTGCTCCGGGTCTACACCGTGCAGCTTGACCCAATCCTCATCCCATGAGTTTTCCACGTCAATCCAGCACACTTTCCGGTCGGGAAACTTGCGTTGGAACTGAGCGACACAGCGTAAAGCCAGCGAGGTTTTGCCGCAGTTATGGGTCACAAACCCCTGTGCGATAAAATTGTTATAAGGTGCATAACATTTCACGTCATAAGTGTCTTCTTCCCCACAAGGCTGAATAGACGCAATTTCCCCCATGTGTGTGACGAAAGAAAGGTTCTTCTTGGAGTTCATAGCGTGCCAGCGGCCATGCGCTGATGCGTCAATGATGTCCAAGTTCTCCAATCTGTTATCTGTTCGATCCTCATTCTTGTGGTGGACATGATGCCCTTGCGGGATAAAAACAAAACCCGAAGGTAGATGGGTAGCCCCGGAATTCAAATAAGCTACCCATTCATCAAGCGTCAGCCCATTTAGGTGCGCCTCCATTACAAGGCGATGCTCAGGGACGATATGCCAGATGTAAGAGTGCCCTTTGGATTTTATGGTTTTAGGCCCGTAGCCATGGTGCCACTTTACGGAACGGGTTTTGTACCGGGGGCTACCATGCACCCCTGTCGCCCGCTTGTCGGTGTGTACCTCAATCGTGTCCCCCACACTAAGCGTGTCCAACGGTTTGAAACTGGTGCCTGTGCTAAATTCGTGATCGGCGGTTGCTTTCAAAGAAAGCCCACAAGTTGTGGTGATCTGAAACACTTTTTTCTGACCTGTGTGAACAACGTCAAAAACCTCATTGTGAAACACGATACCTTCTTCATCCACAGCGGGTACAGTGAACGTAAGTTCACCGTTGCCCGGTCGTAGGTAAGCCCCTTTTCCTTTTCTGGGGATGCCATGAAACCTTTCATACAAATCTTTGAGGGTTCCACCTTTGGCGTTTCCTATTTTGCCATCAGGGGTCACCGTGTGGTAGCGGAGTTTGGTGTCACCCGCCAAACAGCTTTCTTGGCCATAGAATAGGGAGACACAGCCCAGCGGTATACCGCCACCTAGGGCAACGTCCAGAGTGAATATGCCAGTGCGCAGCCGGGGGAAGTTGGGGAACTTGAACCCCTTCCCCCCGGCGTTGGCACCATAGGCTTCGGCTATGGTGTCGCTGGCCTGTTTCAGCGATTTTAATGCCATTGATCAGTCGGCTTGCTGTTCTGCGATGATAGCATTCAGCTTGGCTTCAACCCATACCTTGGTCTCGTCAAAAATCGTGTCGGCATCCGTCTCAAGGGGGTTGAACGGCACCGACCGGCGGACCGTGAATTCCAGCATGGTGTATTGCGCAACGGGCATCTTGAAGCTGGTGCCTACTTCGATGGTCTCGTAAGGCGTGGCCATATGCACCGGGGTGGACTGGTAGTCCATTTCCTTGGCCTTTTCTTCTTCCCCGTTCGGCCCGGCCTCAAGGGTGGTCTTGCTGACTTCTTCCTCCAAACTGGCGGCGGCTTGGCCGTGCGGTGATTTGGCGGTTCCGATGTTAATAGCCATTGTTCATGTCTCCCATTTGGTGGCGATCTTGGTGGTCTTGGCGTTCAGCTTCTTGGAAGCCTCGGCACTCTCCGGGGTTGTGGGGCCTCGGAGCCTGTCTTGGTGAAGGCGTAGGAAAGCCTCCAAGTCTTTGATCAGGTCGGCCTGCACCTTGGTGTAGAGGCGCACGGGGCGCGTCACAAGCGCGGTCGGCAGGTAGCCCGCCCTCTGCATGTATTTTATACGGGAGGCCGTGACGCCAGCGTGCTTGCAAACCTGTGCCGTGGTCAGGGCCTTCACGGTATTGCCGTTGACTTCCAGCGTTGGCTTGGGCTTGGCCGCTTTGGCTTCTGCTCGCTTGCGGTCCCGGTATTCCTTCGCCCGCGCCCGCGCCGCTTCGCGATAGGTTGGGTCATTCTGGTATTTCTCGTTCCTGCGCTCGTTGACGAGGGCGCGATTCTTGTCCCACCACTCTTTAGTGTAGCCCATGCCATGCCTCTTTGAATGGAATTGGCTCATGCTATTCGCCGCCGAAGGGTTTGTCAACGGAACTCCCCCTTCCATGTTGCCCCTATCTTTCGCAGGTATTCCCAGCGTGCTTTTGCCATCGCCATAAGGGAGCCAGACCCCTTGTCCCAGACATCCAGAACTATGGGCTTGGGCTTGCCTTCCAGCTTGCGGGTGATGCGCCCGACCGCCTGTCGCGGGTCATAGATGGGGTGGGCGATGATAGCGCAATCCAGTGGTGGGATATTGGTGCCTTCGGCGGTGAACTTGTAGGTGGCGATC